GTTAAAGACTATAAAGAAAATCATATGGATTTACCTAAGGATGAGCGTCCTAAAGTTCTGTTTGTAGTTGACTCAATTGGTATGTTATTAACTGAAACAGATGTAAATCAATTCCAAGCCGGTGATATGAAGGGTGACATGGGACGAAAGGCTAAACAGCTTAAGGCCTTTGTTTCGAATTGCGTAAACATGTTCGGAGATTTAAACTTTGGAATGGCGGTAACAAATCATACATATGCAAGTCAGGATATGTTTGATCCGGATGATAAGATTTCAGGCGGATCAGGATTTATTTTTGCTTCAAGTATTGTTGTTGCAATGAGAAAGTATAAGCTTAAAGAAGATGAAGATGGTGCTAAGGTAGCTGACGTAAAGGGTATTAGGGCAACATGCAAGGTTGTTAAGACTCGCTATTCAAAACCATTTGAGACAATCAAGCTAGACATTCCGTGGGAATCGGGTATGAATCCGATTTCGGGATTGTTTGATCTTTTTGAGAAATCCGGAGTTCTTGTTAAGGAAGGTAATAGATATAAATACGTCTCTAAGAAGACAGGTGTTGAAATGAAATACTTCCGAAAAGAATGGAACGATTTTGACAAGATGAAAGTTATTATGGATGAATTCACACATGATGACTTTAAGGTTGTTATATCTGATTCAATGGAAGAAAAAATTGATGTAGCGGTAGTGGAGGCATAAAATGGTAAGTGAAAATAATGAATTAATCATGGAGCTATGGGCAAGACTTAAATCCCATATTCCTCCAAAAGAAAGATTAGAAGTTGCAGATATATTAGTCGTTGTATTTGATGAATTTGGAAAAATTGATGATGATTTAATGGATGAAGATCTTGATAAGGAATTGCGAGCAGCAGTTCGTAGTCATATAGGTGATCCATTAGAGGAAGAAGACGAGGGATTTGATGACGAACCATATTGATTTAGGACAGTCTCTTTTAGAAGCAATTAAAAGCAAGGATGCTCTTAAATCCGTTTCGATAGTCCAGCAGTTCAGAGAGAATATGAAAAATGCGACTGTGGGTTCAGACTACGTTATGTGGATTTCGGAGCCAGCAAATCTGACCAAGATACATCAGGCCTTGGCAGAAGACCTTAGTGTTCCTCCTAGATTACTTGCAATTAAAAGGGTATTGATGTCACGAACTCAGCGGTCAGTGTTATTAATCTCAGCAATGGAAGCAGCTATAAAGAAAGTTCATAATTTATAATGTCTAAATGGTACTATAAAGTTACAGGAAACTTAGCAGAAATTCCAAACTTCATAGACTACTTTGAAAATGAATTGGAGAATGCAAGACAAGAGCTTTCCCTAAAAGGAAAGACTCTTGAAAAGCATGCCGCAGAATTGCCTGGTGTTGTTGAACAAAGATTTGCACAACTTCAAGAAATTGAGGCTGTGTTAGAGTATCTCAACATACAATTGAAGAAAGATAGATCGGCAGAATTTAAAAAGTTTCTTGAGGCTTATCAGAAAGCATTAAGTTCAAGGGACGCAGAAAAATATGTCGATGGTGTTAGCTCAATTGTAGATTCTACACTTCTTATAAATGAAGTAGCTCTATTAAGAAATAAGTTTCTTGCAGTTTCAAAAGGGCTTGAAGCAAAAAACTTCATGACAGGTCATATCATAAAATTAAGGGCGGCCGGATTAGACGACGCAAGCATATAATGGCTACAACAAGATTAGAAATAGTTGATGAAGTTAATATAAGATTTCACGACTTATCACCCGAGTGCAGGCGCAAGATGTCTGACTCTTTAAAATTTTATCTACCGTATGCAAGACACCTTCCTGCTGTAAAATTAGGAAGATGGGATGGGTCAATGACCTATTGTGATATCGGTGGAAGATCTTATCTTAATTTATTAGATAAGTTGCTACCTATAGTGCAAAGCTATGGGTATGAAATTGATATCGATGATAAGAGGACAAATGACATAACTTTTGAATTCGAATCAGTTGATGAAAATAGCTATAGTCACATAAATTGGCCTGCAGGCCATCCATTGGCAGGAAAACCTATTGTTATTAAGGAACACCAAGTTGGTGTTATAAACTCATATCTCGAGAATACAACAGGTGTTAACATTGCACCTACAGGGTCGGGAAAAACGCTAATTACGGCGATTTTAAGCCATAAGGTTCAGGAATACGGTCGCAGCATAGTCATTGTGCCGACAAAGGATTTAGTAACACAAACCGAAGAAGATTATATTAACCTTGGATTAGATGTGGGTGTATTCTTCGGTGATAGAAAAGAATATGGAAAGACCCACACAATATGTACATGGCAAAGCTTAGAAAGCCTAGCAAAGCGTTCAAAAGAAATAGATTTAGAGGTAGATATAAACTCTTTCTTCGAAGGAGTGGTTTGCGTCATAGTGGACGAAGTTCACAAAGCAAAAGCAGATGTATTGAGAAAGCTATTGTCGACCTATTTGGCCCATTGTCCCCTTAGGTGGGGATTAACTGGTACTATGCCGGAAGAGGATGGTGACAAGGTTGGTGTAGTGGCATGTATCGGTCCATTACTTGGCGAAATTAACACAAAGGAACTGCAGGATAAAGGCATACTTGCACAACTAATGGTTAATGTATGGCAATTGCAAGACTTAGGTGAAGCAGCATTTGATAATTATCAATCTGAACTAAAATGGTTAACCACCAATGCGAAACGACTAAAGTTTCTTGCTCAGGAAGCAATAAAGATTTCCGCAGACGGCAATACCCTTATACTGGTAGATCGCGTTGAGACAGGTAAAATATTACAATCGCTTATACCAGATTCAATCTTCATTTCCGGAGCAATGAAATCTAAAGATAGAAAAGAAGAATATAAAGAAGTTCAAGAGGTTGATGGCAAGGTTATTATTGCTACATATGGTGTTGCATCAACCGGTATCAACATTGTTCGCATCTTTAATCTAGTTTTGTTCGAAGCTGGTAAAAGTTTCGTAAGGGTAATACAAAGTATAGGTAGAGGAATTCGTGTCGCACCTGATAAAGATTTTGTGAATGTTTATGACGTGTGTTCTAATTGTAAGTTTTCTAAACGACATCTAACGAAAAGAAAGAAGTTTTATACAACAGCACAGTACCCATATTCTATAAAGAAGGTAAATTATTAATGATTATTGATACTAAACTTGATATCGGTCATAAGGAGTTGATAAAGATTTTCCTAAAGGCAAACGAACTAGAAGGTGTGGAGATTACAGAAGAACCATTTGAGCTACGTGGAAGATTTCATATGGTATTAAGATTAAATTCTAAGTTCGAAGGCACTTCGGAAACATTTACATTTATGGGTATTCGACATTGTGGCATACTTAATATGCTGGATGACTACTTGTTAAAGTGTGGGGTATTTCCAGATGCATTACAACCAATGTCGATGTATAGGCAAATTCAAGAAGAAAGAGAACAAGAAATAAATGAGAAGTTTATGGAAAAATTTACCAGATAGAACACCATGCCAACATCAGTTAGAACTAAAATACCATTCGGAGAAGAGAAGGAGTTTAAGAATTTCTTATCTTACAATGGACTTGAAGGTATTCTGGTAGGGAATTATATTGATATTGCATCATCTCATGTTAGGAAATGTTTATGTTATGCGTATCCAAGAAACGGTAATACTGAGACTTTATCATTTCTCATATTAAGTTACGGAAGTATAGATAATGCATATTATCGATATACAGAAAATAGAAGAAATAATAAAAATAAGTGAGAATAAATTGAGAATATTAACAAACGATAACGTAGCATATGACTTAGACAAGGTGCCAAATGAAATTGAAGACATCCGATATTGTGTATTGGATTATTCTGATCCTAAGAATCCCGATTACTTTTTCATACCATTGATTTTCTTAGAGAGTTTTCATGCCCCGGCAGTTGTATTGCAGATAGACGACTATAAGGTACAGATGCCGTTGGATTGGTCTATTTTAGTGTGCGATGAAGATTACAGTGACCTAGAAGTTATGCCACTTACAAGTCTTAACGATCGAGGATTCTGCACAATGGTATTTAATCCATTAAGGCATATGGTACCGAGACCAAAAGAAGTGAATATAGTTAATGTCTATGCTGAAATTAAATGGTTCTTTCCAAAATTGAAAAATGGTAATATTTTAGTAGTACCCTTAGAAGACAAGCCTTTTCCAAATTGTGCATTGTTTGTTAAGGAAGTAACAAAGTTACCGGATGTAATAGATATTGGAGCACTCTTTGAATAATGTTGAAGATTGGGTTAATGAATTTAGAAGTCTAAATCCTGCCGGTGAAAAAGAAACCGGGAATGCAAAGGAGTATAAGCTTGATTTGTTTTCTCAGGTATTACCGGCAATAGACAGAAATGATAGGTTTTTCTATAGTAAACTAACCACAGAGGAACAAAACAGCATTGAACCATGGTTATTAATGAGGTGGCTAACTTCGTGTGACGATAAAGACCAAGTACACTTCATGTTAAGTGTAAATGATTTGGTCAATAATAACTTTTCTGCTATGTCACCTAGAAAGACACAAGGTATTGCAGGACATAAGGAATTACAATGGATGCTGCTCACCCTGTGCGGCACGGGGAAATCAGTAAGAAGAAAGTTCTTGAAACCAGCTAAGGGCGCAGTAAAGAACAAATTAGAAGAAGCACTGCTAGTATATTTCCCATTACTAAGGGATGATGAACTAGAATTACTTATGAAGATAAACTCGACTGAAGATTTTGAGACATTCTTTAAAGACAATGGGCTAGATGATAAAACAATAAATGAATTACTAAAGAATGCTAAAGGCAAGTAAAGAACCAATGCTGCAACCGTTTGTATGTAAATATTGTTCTACTAAATTTCATAAGGAAATTACGCTGTCGACGCATATGTGCGTTAAGAAGCGTCGACATATGGAAATAGACACGCCCGAATCACGGTTCGGGCTTCGTGCTTTTCAGAAATTCTATGAAATAACAACACATTCTAAGAAGATAAAATCTGCACAAGAATTTATCGATAGCCCATTTTACATAGACTTTGTTAAATTTGGAAATCATATTGCAACATTGCGGCCAGTTCATCCAGAAAAGTTTATAGAATTTGTTATAAAGAATAGTGTCAAGTTAAAGGACTGGACTAAGGATTTTGTTTACGATACATATATTGTTGATTTGTTGCACAAAGAGCCTGCAGAATCTGCCACCGATAGAACAATAACTGAAATTATGGAGTGGTGTGAGAAGAACAAGGCCGATTTTAACCTTTTCTTTGATACAGTTTCTGCAAACGAAGCATCTTATATGATAAGAACAGGCAAGATAAGTCCGTGGGTTCTGTATTTGTGTGAGTCAGGTGGAAGGTTAATGGATAGGTTTTCCGAAGATCATGCAAAGATAATAACCCCTGTTATTGACCCAGCATTCTGGATGAAGAAATTTAAGAACAACACCGAAGATGTAAATTACATAAAGACTTTATTAGAGCAGGCTGGATTATGACTACTATCGACTTAAAGGCATATGGGATAACACATACGGAATTCATTCAATGGATTGAGGAATCGGGTGCTGAAGTATATGCCTATATTCATCATGGTCCGGCTGCAGGCGCATCCGCGGCATATGAATTTGTTCGTGAAGAAGATCTATTAGCATTTGAACTGAAGTTTAAAAAGCAAATATCGACGTTGATTAATAATTATACTTGGAAATATTCTGAGAATTTCTATTGGATTAAATAATGGCAAGAAAAGTTTCGACTGATGTAGACCTAGATGTTTTCAATCGAGATAAGATTCTCGAGGGATTGGAATGCGTATTTGGTCGTATAGACAGGGATGGGGATAATTTCGAGAAGCACAATACAGGTGTGTATTTCCAGAATATACCTAGAGATCCAACGACTAACATATCTACACTAGATCATAGAATTGCTAAGGATTACGGATACTTTAAGATAGATTTCTTAAATGTTAATATGTATGAAAAGATTAAAAGCGAAGAACACCTGGTATCTTTGATTAATAGAGAGCCACCGTGGGACTTCTTCGAGTATGAAGAGATAACCGACAAGTTATTTCACTTAAATGGTCATTCTCACCTACTACGGAAGTATAAACCTAAATCGGTTGAGGATTTAGCCATGATTCTGGCGATAATTCGTCCTGCTAAAGCGCACCTGCAGCAAGCAGGCTGGGACAAGATTAGAGCAGAGGTATGGGAGAAGACAGGTGACGAAAACTACCAGTTTAAAAGAGCGCATGCCATTTCTTACAGTTTAGCTATTGTTGTAAATTTGAATCTACTAATAGAAGAAATGGGTAACGAAGTTTAATCTGCACGGCGAACTAATTGTATTTGACGTTTCTTAATTCTTTTCTTCATTATGTTGTTAAGGCTTGTTACAGAACCAAACATAATATCGACATCTTTGTTTACTAAGGTCTTTAGACAATATCTGAATGGTAACATTTGGCCAGACAAGAAAATATTAATAGGCAATAACCTATTACTTTCCCACCACCATATTTCGCCTAATTCTAAGAAAAGCTTTTTCTCTTCAGAAGTGCGAATAGATTCGTAGTCGTAAACGCTAATTATCTTATCATCGGAATTTTGTATAATGCCGATGTATTCGTGCGTCTGGCATTTTATTCCACTTAAAAAGGGAAATTTTTCTTGAATTTCGTTAAGATTTATCATACCATCTTATTTATATGTATCGTTGTGAAATGAAACTTTTTTTGATGTGAGCAGTGATAAATATATAAATGTACTATGTTTATGCCTATCTAAGAAAATCTGATGGTACTCCTTATTATATAGGTAAGGGTAAAGATAAGAGAGTAGCCGGGAAACACACTGTTACTGTGCCTGCTGACAAATCAAGAATCGTGTTCTTAGAAACTAATTTAACAAATATTGGCGCATTAGCGTTGGAGCGTCGATATATAGCGTGGTACGGTCGAAAAGATCTTGGCACCGGTATTTTGCGTAATATGACTGACGGCGGCGAGGGATCTGCAGGAAGATTAGTTAGTAAGGAATCTATAGAAAAGCAAATAACCACAAGGAGAATAAACGGTAACTTTGTGGTATCGCAGGAGGTAAAAGATAAGATTTCTAATTCGTTAATTGGGTATGGAAAGGGCGTGAAGAAATCTAGCGAACATACACAACATATACGAGAGGCTAAGCAAGGTAGCAAGAACCCTATGTTCGGCAAAGAACCATGGAATAAGGGACTTAAAAAAGAACAACCGGTTAAAGCACAAGGTAAACCCGGTATTAAGAAAGGAACCCTTACATCGCGCAAAGGTAAAGAATCCCTTTTAAAAGGGATGATAAAAGAAATAAATATATGCCCTCACTGTAATAAGTCAGGTGGCAAAGGTGCCATGCAAAGATGGCATTTTGATAATTGTAAGGTAAAAAAATAAAATGGATGTATCCTTTAATAAAGTCTATATGTACGATCATGTTCGGCAGTTATTGGCAGTAGGAGACACATTTTGCATTAATAAGGATAACGGCCCTATGTCAAAAAATCCAATTATGGTCCATAAAGGTCTTGATAATAAAGTAATGTTTAGAGTACTGGGCCCTGACAGGATACCCTATGACATTGCTTGTGGACAACAGGTGTACGCAAGGATATTAGATCCTGATAATAGAACAGTAGTATTAGAGAAGTTATGCAGACTGGGTCCTGCAAAAGGAATAATCACGTTAGAACTCGACGGCGGCGATATAGCAGAGTTGCATGCCGGTCTTTATACAATGGTTCTTATAAGGACTGAAGAATTTATATCTAATGTTCCTGGATACTATGTTGAGAAACCATTGTACAGTGATATGGATGATAACGTATCAATGGAGATCGAAATCACCGAGCAAGCATTTAAGGCCCCATTGCCGAGCATTATATATGAACCGAAGGACTGGACTCCTGATGTTTCGATACCTAGCATGGGGCCTATTGTTTCTTCATTCTATACAGGTCGTATTCCGGGGTCAAGAGTTTTAAATCATATCAACTCGGTCCATACATTTTCAACCTATACTAAAAACTTCACCGGTATATTAGAGATTTGGGGGAGTCTCGAAGAGACACCTGATCCGTATCTATCAGAAGCAAGATGGTTTAAGATTTATCCGTCTACTCTTTCGCAAGATATTGTTTACACAGGTTACACAGGAACACAGGCGTGGACTTTTTCAGCCAACTTTCTTTGGTTGAAGTTTAGATACATTCCCAGTACTGAAGTTCTTGATCCCGGTATATTTGCTAAATTAATAGTAAGAGCTTAACGGTTATCGTTGACTATTCATGTTAACGAAATTATAATAGTGCATGATCATAGATTTACTTAAGGATTCTATATTAGAAAATATAGGACCTTTAAAGCAATCACCTAAGAATTGGTACAAAAGAAATTGTATGCTTTGCCATACGCAAGGACATTCTGCTGATACACGAAGTAGATTTGGTATACAATTTAATTCCACATCAATCGCATTGAACTGTTTTAACTGTGGGTTCTCTGCCGGATTTACTGAAGGCAAAGGACTCTCAAAATCGATGAAATTCTTTATGAAGCAGATCAATATAAGTGATGAATTTATAAGGCAAATAGAGTTTGAAATATTTAAACAGAGAAATAATTTAGGTATTACCAGGGAAGGGTATACTTTTGAAGATAAAGACGCAAGATTGCGTTCTTTGTTTAGTACATGGAAAACTGTATCATTACCTGAGGGTTCTTTTTCTCTACAGCAATGGCTAGATCTAGGTACGACTGAAGAAGATTTTTTAAATGTATTAGAATACACATTAAGTAGAAAGATAAACGACCTTAACAATTTCTATTGGTGCCCAGATACCCATAACAATTTAAATCAGCGATTAATTATTCCTTATTATTACAAGAATAAAATAGTAGGGTTCACATCTAGACTTTATTACAATTCTACAAATAAAGAAATACCGAAGTATTATCAGCAATGTCCAACGGACTTTGTTTACAACTTAGATAGCCAACAGGAATGGTCACGAAAATATGTTATTGTTACCGAAGGTGTTTTAGATGCCTGGGCAGTTGATGGCGTGGCAGTGTTAGGCGAATTAGGACAGGCAAAGATTGACATCATAAATAGACTGCAAAAACGGATTATTGTATGTTCCGACCGGGACAAGAAAGGCAGTGATTTAATTGATGCTGCTATAGCAAATAAATGGGATGTAGCTTTTCCAAAATGGTTACATTGGGAAAGAAAAATTAAGGATGCATCTAAAGCATCTGAAATTTATGGAAGATTATTAACAACACACTCCATTATAGATAGTGCAATTTCTAATCCAGATAAGATAATCGTTAAATGGAAATACGAACAAAATACTAGAGATAAAATGAGAGTCTATGGCTGAAGAAAACGCAAGCGAAATTACTGATTACAGCAAGGATATTGAGGATTTATTCATCAGCTTTATGATGAGTAAGCCTGATTTATTTGTTCGCTGTAAAGGTATCTTAAGATCACAATATTTTGATGATAAGCAGAACAGAGATACTATTGCATTCATCGAAGGATACAGTACAGATTTTTCTGAAATACCTTCTTTAGAGCAGATTAGGGCAGTAACAAAGAAAGATGTTATGATTATGGAAGTCGAAGCGGCTAAACATGATCAATGGTTCCTTCGTGAGTTTGAAAAGTTTTGCCAACATAAGGCATTGAGGGATGCTATTCTGGCATCACCGGATAAGTTAGAGGAAGGTAGGTACGGCGAGGTACTATCGGAAATTAAAGCAGCGGTTGAGATTGCCTTAGTAAAGGATTTGGGTACAGATTATTATGCTAATCCTAAAGAACGTTTAGAAGCAATTAGAGAAGGTAAAGGTCAGGTATCTACTGGTTGGAAGACCGTAGACGAAAAGCTGTACGGTGGGTTAAACAAAGGTGAAATCACTATCTTTGCAGGACAATCTGGTGCAGGTAAATCTCTATTCTTACAGAATCTTGCAGTAAACTGGGCATTGGCTGGATTTAATGTTGTTTATCTTTCACTTGAATTAAGTGAAAAGTTATGTGCCATGCGTATCGATGCAATGCACACTGGTTATGAAACTAGAGAGGTAATGCGTAACATTGATGATGTTCATATGAAGATACGAGCATCACAGATGAAAAGCAAAGGACATCTTAGAATTAAACAGCTACCAAATGGATGCACTTCGAATGATATTAGGGCATACATCAAGGAATATGAAATCCAAGTTGGTGCCAAGGTTGATGCTATTTTAGTTGATTACCTAGACTTAATGATGCCGATGAGTAAGAAGATTTCTGCAGAGAACTTGTTTGTTAAGGACAAGTATGTAACAGAGGAGTTGCGTAATCTTGCTGTTGAATTACAAACAGTTACAGTTTCGGCATCACAGTTAAATCGTGGATCTTATGAAGAAATTGAATTTGATCCAAGCCACATTGCAGGCGGTATTTCAAAGGTGAATACTGCTGATAACGTTATAGGTATTTTCACAAGTGCTGCAATGAAGGAAGGTGGAAGATATCAAATTCAATTCATGAAGACACGTTCAAGCTCTGGTGTGGGTTCAAAGGTAGACCTATCATTTAATAATAAGAGCCTGAGGATAGCCGACTTAGAAGAGGATGAAGATAGTGCAATTAATGCAACATCTAAGAATATATACGAACAATTAAAGAAGAAGAGTGTTGTTAGGTCTGGAGAGAAGCTGGACACAAACAGTGGCGAAATAACACAGATAATAAAGAAGACAGAAAGAGCTGATCCGTTGAGTGCTGCAATAGGATTAAGATCTTTTGTTAAGAAATTGTAAAACTTGATAAATAGCTGAGTAAATCGGAGATATTCAATTGTCCATTAATCGCAAAAGCAGATCCATTCTTGAAGAAATTAGTACCTATGTTCCTCAAAAAAGCAAAGAAGATCTAATCGAAGCACGAGCACAGCATATTATTGTCTCCGCTATAAATCTACTAGAGTCTATTGATGAAAGTTTTAGCCCGGCCGAGGCAGAAATACTTAGAAAAAGATTTGTCTCTAGCATTAGGGGTTCGTCTCCAGAGAGATTTACTCGAATAGTACACAGAATTAAGACTGGAACATTTACTGGGGACGAAGAGTAAATGGCAGACAAAAAGAGTCTTATAAGGGACTGGATAACATATCTTAAAAATAATCAGATAGTAGCATTACAATCCGATCCAAAGACAGGCAAGCTTACCTACAAGAGACCTGTAACTGTTGCTGATTTAAGAGCATTCCTTGATAGTAGAAATGATATTAACGACGAGGTAGCAGATCAAGCAATTATTTCTGTTGCAACACCAAGAGAGCCGGGTGAAAAGGCCTTTGGGCAAATGGCTAATCAACTTTCGGGATCAAACATATCCCCATCGTCGACCGGTGGAACAACTTCACATACACCAACAGGAAAAGTTCACACAGCTAACCCTAACAATCCTAACAGGCAACCACCACAGCCACCACAGCCACCACAGCCACAACAGCCACAACAGCCACAACAGCCACAACAGCCACAACAGGCTACGCCAGCTACGCCAGCTACGCCAGCTACGCCAGCTACGCCAGCTAAGCCTAAACCACGCGGTGGAAAGGTACCTGGGCAAGTAAGTCAAACGCCGAATGCAATAAGAAAACGCAATGCTAGGGCAGCAAGAAGGATAAATGAAGAATT